ACCGACTCAAGTCTAAGGTCAACGGAATTAGACGGAGCGGGATATGCTCTAAGACCAGCACCTCTAAGGACATGGAAAGGGGTAGACTCGTCGGTTTGCGCGCGGAAATCACCAGCAGGATCGCCAAATATATGAACCTCAGAAGTCTCAGAAAACCGAGTGGCAATCTCTTCACGAAGAACTTCAGCAAACCTAACAATCCCCATATCAAATGCAACAATTTCTGCTTGTACAAACCATCTCCCCCTTACTTTCTGACCTATAACTGCGGCTGGTGTTAATCCAAAGTCAAGCCCAACATACAAAGGATTACCTGCTGCTACTGGTATTTCTTCTTTGGCAATGTGTGTTTCTGTTACAAACATAGGATATATAGGCTTTCCGTCTTTAATTGTGCCTAGTCTATTCATAACATAGACATCAATCCAACTCTTTGTTTTACCCTGTATTAGATTAGGGTAGTAAGAGTCCATCATATTGTTACGATTTTCCGCAGTTTTATTTGGTTCGTAACGTTCTATCTCGCCCTCTTTACTTTTAACTTCTGTCATAGCAGAGGGTTGTGTAAAGAATTTCCAGTTACTAGGAGTGACAAGCATCTTAGCTTGCTCTCTTGGTATATGATCTGGCACAGGAACTTCGCCTGACATAATAGGCCACCAATGATCTTCTTCTGGTGCGTTGGTATCTGCTATAAATCCAGTCCAACTTGGCCCACCCTCACGCATAGAAGGAAACCGCCCTACGCGCATTGAACAAGCGTCCATGATGCTCTTAGGAATTTCTCTAGCTTCATTTACCCAGATACCAGTAAGCTCGAGGGACAATAACTTCTTAACATCTTCGGGGCGGTCAAGGGCTAAGAATAGAACTTCTAAGTCTATATCGCCCTTTTTAATGTGGTGTGTATACGGAACTGACCAAGTAAACTTTCCCCACTCGTTTTCGGGAAACCAATCCAGCCAAGTCTTAATTGTTGTAGTTTTTAACTGTGGGTTGGTATTACGAATAATAGCCCATCGGCTTCGCCTAATACCTTGTTCATTCTTTTTTTGCATTAACGCTCTGCGAAACACTTCAACACAACACCCAACGGATTTACCAGAGCCTACTGGCCCACGAATACCACGAAAGAACGTATCGTCCTTCATAAATTCTTTTAAGGTATCTCCGTCAGGTTTGTATTTAAAATCAATCATCTTTGCTTAATAAACTTTTTTTAGTTGCGCCGCCTTTTTTACTTCTTTTTTTAGCAGCATCAACTCCTGTACTTATATCTTTATATCTAGGAAATTTTTTTCCTGTTCTTTTTTCAAACTTTACAGCTTCATCCCAAGCTTTGTCTCCTTTTAAAAATACAGGTTTTTTAGTTTTGCTATTAAACCATATAGAGGGAATGTTCCAAGCCCCACCTTCTGGTGATTTTTCAGTCATTAAATATTCAGTAGCTTTCATGCCCATAACTGTTTTTATTGGCTTGTGTATGCTAGGATTAAAAGGAATTAAATCACTCATTTTTACCTCACTTGTTAATTATTCCAGAGTCAACGCCAACGCGTATCATCTTCTCGACAGTGGCAGGGGCTAGAGAGTCAATAAGTTTATCTGCTTCATAGTTAGTGCAGAAATCTTTTGGGTAGTGTTTAAAGTTTACAGTCTTAACAACTGTTCTTAAAACCTCCAACTCCTGCGCTGATAGTGTAGTTATAAAGCTCATGCTTTTTTCTTTTTAGGAAACCCAGCTTTCATATTTTTATAAGCTGCGTCTGTAATGGTACTATCTTTTTTCTTTCTGCTAATACCCTTTTTTTTCCTAGCATTTATGTTTGCGTATAAACCTTTTCTTGGAGCCATTATTTTTTCTTCTTTGCTGGTTTTTTCTTTGGTGTCATTGCTGCTTTCTTAGCTGCTGCCATACCTTTAGGTGTGTATGCAAACTTCTTTCCTTTAACATTAGGCATTTTTCTTATTCCTTTTACTAATTGCTTTACCTTTTCTTACTGCGTCTGCTTTAGAGGATGCACCCCAAGCATTTAAACTAAGAAGAAGACGTGTTTTCTTACCCTTAGAATCTCTTTCTGGCCCTGCCATTTTACCCATTCGTTGCAAAAATGAAGCGCGTCTAGGATTGTCACCTGTTCTAACTGGAGCTTTGAGTGTACCTTTTTTATAACTAGCTCTACCCTTGGCATTAAGACCGCCTTTAGGGTTTTTACCTTCTTTTCTAGTCCAAGCTTCTGTACTCATTTTGTAAATCCTGCTCCAAAATATAACCCGACAATAGCACTAACCATGTGTGTGTCTAGGGGTGTAATAACAAACCCTGCGGCTTCTTTCCAAACTACTGCTTCATGACCACCAAGAAGCCAAGAAAGAATACCACCGTCTACCTCTGTGTAACCAACAACAACACCTACTTCTGGATAAAATATTGCAGCTACCTTTGGTAATACAATGATAGCACCAACAGCACCAAGGGCAATGAGTCGACGCGTCCAAGCAAAATGCTTATCTTTACTACCATATTCTCTAGCTGTATTAACTGCACCAGCGCGGAACTCTGCTCTCTGCAACAGCATCTTATTGTTTTCTATTCTTGCCTTTAAAGCTTGACCCCAGATAGACATAACACCGCCTAAAAGCGTAGAGCCTAACATAGTAATTAATTCTAATGGAAATCCCATTACATCCCTTCCTCTTTGTGCAACATATCTAATCTTTCCATAAGAAAACCTAATTGCTTAGAGTAAGTTTTTTCTCTTTTTTTCAATAAATTTTTTATACCGTAAGAACTTACTTTCTTTATGAGACTAGAATCTTCTTGTATAACAGAAGCATCTTCAGCAGTGGGAGGAGAAATATAATTTATTACTCTATTAACATCCTCCTCAGACATTTTCATCACATCTTCTTTTGTTAAGTTAGCAACTAACTCGTGATTAAATCGTTCCTTCTCCATAACAAACTCCTGTGTGTGTGGTTTCCTTGTAGCAGACATCGAGCCTTGTTCAAGAATAATGTTTGTTGTAGACCATTACAGTAACTGAGTGCGTAGTTTTTGACCCCCTCTGTGTACTACGAAAGGTCTATGCTAACACTAATGTCGCCAGCAAGCTGCACCTGTGCGCGTTCAATAGGCTTGTACCCTGCACGATCCAGTATATCCTTAGACGCCTCTAGCTGCACATACTCCGACTTCGCGCTAGTCGCTAACTTGCTTACCTGTGCGACAGCTTTCGTAGCATTCAATCCAATCGTATCCTGCACTCGCATCATCATGTACTGTTGCACATGCGGTAGCTTTAACGCCTTGCTAGCAGTAACTCTACCGCTATCACCACGTGCATAACCTGCTTGCGATGCGGCTTGCGTAATCGTGCATCCAGTTGCTACGAGGGTATCCACTAGTGCCATCTGTTTTGTAGTTAGTTTACGTTGTAATTCATTCATCTAATACCTCCTAAGAGCCCCCCTGTAATCCCCCCATTGATGGCACGCAAACAATGCTTATGTCAACGCACAATAGTATTAACGCAAAGGATTACGCAAATCAGTCTCTCAAATGCTCATAATGCTTAGGTAATTTCTCTGCATCAGATCAATCTTCCCACAAGTTAGTAAATCAATGAACATAACTTGCCATCTGTAATTTGACACAACCACTTTGTAACCACAAGGTCGTTCCTTCCTTGTGTTCACACAAGCCCAAGAGGGAAGATGGTTATGTCCTATTTCACCTGTCAAGACATGATCTTGATTTAATTCTAACTTATGGAGATTAATATGATTAAAGAAATTACCACACATTACGAGAATTTGTTCAACGGATTTTCTACTTATCAAAAGAACTCACAAGTACGCAATGCTTGTTACAATGCTCATAGGTCAATGTATCAGACCAAAGAGAACGATAGATTCTCAGGCATCAAAGAAACATATGATATCCAATGGGATCGTATGAGTGTTGCTCAAGCACAAAAGCTTTACGAAAAAGATAGTGAAGCTTGGAACAGAACGGTAGCATTTACCGAAGCGTTAGATCAAGATTACAAACATATGTTGATTCACATCAATGTACTGAACAAGCTTTACAAAGAAGCTTTTGGTACAGAGTTTGTATATGGCGCAAAGAAAGAACGCCCAATAGCTGTGGAGCTTACAATAACTAAAGCTTCTTAATCCTAACGTCCTAAGCAAGACTTAAAACTGCTTAACTAACATCTATAACGGAGGAAACATTATGTTAGATACTTTAAATCAGCAATCATACCCAACAAAGAATTGGCAGTTCGACACAGAGTTAGTGCCACTTCAAATAGAAAATGGAACCATTGTCAATTCACATAAAGCATTGATTCGTACAGATACAGAAGAAGTGTTAGCAGTGCATGGCAATGGATATCATATCATATCACACGATGATGTAGTTAATTCTACCTACGATGCAGTTAAAAAAGCAGACATTACTAATGATTATAACTTTCAAATTACTGACTATGACAATGGTAGAAAACTTAAGATAGATATTATATTCCCTGA